TGCTTCTGTCCAATTAGTTCCACCATTACAACTGAAATAAACTTTCATATCAGTTCCTAGTGTTGCTGTACCTTGATTATCTTTGTATAAGATTGTACCTCCAACTTTTGTTTTAGCAGAGCCCACTGTGTTTGTGTTTTGAATAATTGTTCCTGTGGCACTTGTTGTAGGAACTGCCATTAATCCTGTCATTGTTAAGGTGTCAAACATATAACTATTTGTTCCATTATAATGAAAAGGGTTTATCCAAAAATAAGATTGTTTTGATGTGTTTGAAGCAAAATTAGAACCACTATAACCTGTCCAATCTGATGAAGATGTATAAGTTGTTCCATTACTAATACTATTGCCTGATTTTATATTTAGACCACCTAAAGATTGGTCGCTATTTCCTGCTGATCCACCTGAAGCATTGTTATACATATACATAGACATAGTCCAAAAACTACCTGACCCATTCTGCCACCTAACAGACCAATCTCTTAATGCCATTGGTGTAGTTAATTCTAAACCTATAAATGTTGCAAAATAATTAGTTGTTCCTGAGTTTGTTCTGTTCCATAATACCCACGCAGATTGATCATTACCATTAGTACCAAATAATTTTTCCCCTTTTGTTCCTAAAGAACTTCCTGTTTGAAAGTCAGGCGCAGAAGCAGTATTATAATTACTAATAGTCGTGTAAGTTCCATTAGGCCACCCTGAAAATGAACTTGTATTTGCGTGGTGGATAACAGGGTCAGAATTAACATAAGTTGTGTAATTACTTGAATTAATTGTAACAGATTGATCACTATCAGCACTACTACTTACATAACCACTTTGAACTTGTGCAGTAGTTTTAGTTCCTAAAGTATCTGTTGCAAACGTATCAATGTGTTGGTTTGGTAAATTAAAACTTGCCGAACTTTCGTTAGTAGCTTCTCTTAATGCTAACGCTGATATGTCAGATTTAATTGGTTGTAAGTCTACTGATTGTGCGTGTTGAGTAACACTTGAAGATGATAACCTTGCATCTGCAAAAGTTCCTGTTGTAATTTTTGATGCTGGTAAATCAGGAACATCGTTTGCAGAGATTGGTGTTGGTGCTACTGCTCGACCTATAAATGCCATATCTTAATCCTATGTTATTTCTAAAATACTTAATGTTGCATCAATCTTTGCAGAAACAGAGCAATCAATTTTTAGTATATCAGTAGTTTGCATAACATATTTACCACCTGATAAAACTTCTAATGAACTTCCAGCTGGTATTGAAACATCTTTAACTACAAAAGTTTCTTCGTTTGTTTCTGTATCTGATGTGTTTGAATCTAATTTTACTGAAGCTGTTACTGAAGTTGAATGAACATTACAAAGAGTTAAACCTATTACTACTGTGGTTGTAGAAGATGGAACTGTATAAATTGTTAAAGGAGTTCCTGTACTTGCAGGCATAGCCGCATTTGATTTAACTTTAAAAGTATTTGCCATAATATAATCCTTTTTATCTTATCCTAAAGCTATTGCAAGTGGTAATGCGTTAGGGTCGGTTTCTGTTATCGTTCCTGTTACTGCAACTCCACTTGGTAATGTTATTGCGTTTGTTGATGTGTTAATTGTAAATAATTCTAAATTATCTGTTCCATCATTAATTTTAATTTTTATAGTATTTGATGTTCCATTATCAACCCATATAGTTCCAGCTACTGCTGAACTAGGTGCAGAACTTCCTATATTAGAAGAATTTACTGCTGTTAAAATATTATTAAGTTCGGTTCTAAAAGAAGCAAACCCCTGATTGTCCAAAACGTAATCTGATACTTGTGCCATAGATTCCTTTATATTTTATAATGGTTACGATTTCAAGCCATATCCTTGTGCCTGATAATCAAATGTTCTACTTATTCCTACATTACTACTATTAAAGAACTGAATTGTAAATCCATTTTTTGTCTTATTTGTAATTGTAAAAAAATCTCCAACTGTCATACTTTGACCAGCTATTGATAAACTAGGAGTAGCAAAGAAAGAATTATTAAATGTTATATTACTTCCACTAGCTGATGAAACTATATCTTCTCCTGTATCTACTCTTTTTTCAAAATTAACTGTAAATTTTAAATCATGTACTTTTGATCTAACTTTACTGTTATCGCAAGTTAGCTTTGCTCTAAATTTAAAATATCTACCTTTTAATGTAGTTTGTTGTGCTATCTTTCTATAATTAGAAATTGAGCCTAATCCTGTATCAGAAAATCCTACTTGTATTTCTGCACCACATTGTACTTCAGGGCTACCATCAAATGGGGCTTTGGCATCTTCAAATTTCGTAGCACCTCTACCATCATCAAATAAATCGTATTCATCTTCTGAACTCATTCCTAGTTTAGCACCAAGTGTTACATCATAGATTGCATCTAAAGTTAAAGTATTATCAAATGTATAAAAACCAGATGGTTGAATGTTTCCATTAAAGTTTGTTGGATTAGAAGTAGAATCAGTTCCACCTAAATCAAACACACCCTCTGCTGATTCAATGTTTCCTACACCATCATCAAAGTTTGTTATTGTATCTAAAATTAAAACTTTTCTACTTTGGTTATCAACTGATAAAGCAACATTACTATCTCTCGTTCCATTAAAATTTGCCATAATTACTCACTAAATGTTTGGGTTTGCACAAAATTATTTAATCCTGATATTACAGTAGTTACAATAGTTTCACTAGCACTTGAATTTCCTAACTTATCTACTGCTTTTATCAAAAAAGTTCCTGTTTGTGCATTAACAGTAACTGTATTAGATTTTCTTCTTACTACTTTTGTTAAAGGTGTACTTTCATTCCATACTGCACCTACAAGAACATCTTGGTATCTAATTTCGTACCAAGAAATATCTAAATCTGCGACAGGCGTCCAAGATAGTTCCATTTGATTTGAACCTACTAAACTAACAGATAAATCTTCAACATTAGCTGGAGTTTCTGTTGCACCAATTATCTTTCTTGATGCAGAAGCAAATGTACTTGAAACCCCTAGAGAGTTAATTGCTTTAACTCTCACATCATAAGTAGCGTCATCAATAACATTTAACAACTCATGTCTTAACTGTGTACCATTAGAAATAATTTTAAAATTAGATTCTGTACTTTGTTTTGCTTCAACTTGATAGTATTGAACAAATTTATCAAGACTAGCACCTATGTTTATATTTAATCTTGTAATTACAATACCATCAGCATATTCAATCATTTCATCTGAAAGTGTAACTGAAGCTGGTGGCTGTATGCTATTAGGATTAGGTAAGTTTGTTGTTGGAATAGCAGTTGCTTGTGTCTTTGTTGCCCACGTGTAGTGTGAATTTTGATGCTCTACTAAATCTAAACCTAAAGTAAAATCAGGGTTAAATTTTATTGCTAGTACTCTAAATGGTTTAGCAGAAAAACCAATACTAGAATGTGTAATATTAACAATATCTCCTATTGCTAAATCATATGCACTAAAAGATACATTAATTGAAAGTCTTAATGAATCTCTTGTTCTTCTTAAAATAACTTCAGCCATTTCTTCTGCTTGATAAGTATTAGTAATAACTTTACCAAATTCAAATCTACCCTCTAACAAAAACCCACCATCATCTGTTTTCATTGTTGCGTGTTTATCTGCTGTTGGTAATCCACTATCATCTATTGGTGGAAACTGCACTTCATCTACTTGATAGTTACGATCTGGATTTACATAACTAACGATAACTCTATTATATGTTTCATTTTTTGCTGGAGTTTGCAAACTATAACCACCAATAATATCATCTTCAGTTATAGTTATTGATGCACTTCCTATTGTTTCAATAATTAAACTATATTTTCCAGCAGTATAAGGCAAATAACCCTTACAACCTTTTAATAGTTCTCTAACATTTTCTAATAATTTTTTTGATGTATCTATAACTGCATTTGTATCAAAGATGTTTATATCACTGCTACCATTATATGGAGTTACTTGTGTTTCACAAACTTGTGAAGCTGTATAAAAACTTTGTAAATTTATTTCATTAGTAGTTAAACCTTTTCCATATCTACTATTTGTTAAATAGTCTAATAAACACCAAGCTGGATTAGTTGTGAAAGCTGGAGTTTGTGCAACTAGACTAGAATTGTATGCTACAACTTTTTTACCTTTAATTTTAGCCTGTATCTTTGGTATTCCTGAATATACATCTTGATTCCATTTAAACCTGAAAGCTAAATAACATAATCCTGATAATTTATGATTACTACCCCAATTAGATAAAGTAGATAACAAACTTGATGCACTCTGGCCATCTGTACCAAAATGTGGCTCAACAATAATAGTACTTTCAGCAGACCCATTTTCTTCATTTGGATCAGCTTTATAAAAAGTTGAATCTGAACTTGCTACATTCCTTTGAACATTATCTGATAAAGCACCATCAAAAGTTACTACTTCTTCATTTACTCTTATTTCTTCTATTGAATTTATTTCTCCTTCACAAAGAACTATCGCAACATAAAGATAAGTATTATCAGTTCCTGAAGTTTCTACAAAAACTCTTGTGCCACCAACAAGTCTTTCTCCATATATTACAGGAATATTAGCGTCATTAGATTGTTTGTTTAAAAGAACTCCTGTTTCAAAATCATCTGCTTCATTAACACCAAAGTCAGGTAGGTCTGGTACTTTAGGTCTAAACAACCAAGCTATTGCAATAGTAGCAACTAAAGCTACAATAGGATTAGTAAAAAAACTTATAACTGCACTAATAGGATTCCAACCTTTGTTGTGTGTTAAATAACCATTTGCAAAGAAAGTATTATCTTTATCTAATTCAAATATGTAAGTTTGTGTATCTTTAATTTTTTCAGTTATAGATAATAATTTAGACTTTATAATTTTACCATCTTGTAAATATAAGCCAACTGTACCTACTTTTAATTGTTCTACATTTTCAAAGTCGTATCTGTCTTTAGTTAATTTTGGATTGTAAGATGACCATGTTTCTTTTTCAGCATCATAAAAAGGGTGATCAAATGTGTTAGTAGTTATTCCATGTTCCCATTTTAATTCAACCATATCATTATGAATAGGCCTCATTAACTTAACTACTTTAGCTTCAGATAATTCTTTATTCCAAGATAATACTTTATCGCCTACTTGTATATCTTCTATGTTTTTTGAAGTTCCATCAGGTAGTTTAACTTTTGTTCCAGCAATAAAACAAAATATAAATGATTTAATTCCTGTTTTATTAATAGGTTTTCCATAACCACCTAATTGTTTTAATATTTTTTCTTCATCTTTGTTAATGTATGCAATAAACTCTCCTGTTGGTGCATATCTATTAAGTATTTTTTTTGAAAATTTAATTAAAAAATTATCTAACCATTTAAACATTATTCTCTACCCCACTTAATATCTAAAACAGTCTGTGAACTAAAATCCATACCTACATCTGTACTAAAGAATCTTTGTTGTGCAGTATTATTTGTTTTTCGACCATTCTTTTTTTCAAAGTCAGCCCAATGAGAAACAACTGATAAAGTAACAGTGCTTGAATTTTCTTTTTCGTTAATGTTAAAATTTTCTATATTCCCTTTATATAATAAAAAAGGATCAGGAATAATAGCATTATTAGAATCTAATAGACCTCTATGAATAGTAACTGATCTATTTGCTATATTTTCATTTAGAACAGTAGAAATAAAAGTTTGATTTGCACCTGATAAAGAAACTGAAACGCTTGATTTAGTAACGTCTATTTCTTCACTGAAATCTGAAATACCAATAATAAAACTAGATGGAGAATAAGTAACTGAAGAACCTGATATTGAAGAAGTTAAACTATAAGTAGAATCTGTGAAATTAACAGGCGTAGCAAAATTAATAGTTAATAAATGAAATGGTTTAATATCATTTGTTGCTAGTGCGTTCTTTATCGCTGTTGTTAAGGCTCTCGTCATATTTCTCGTAAGTTGTTCTTATTAGCTTTTCGCTTTGTTCTACCATAATAAAGCTAAAAGTTCCATCTGGAATAGTATTTTGTTTTAAATTATTTTTTTCAGAATCTATTTCAGATTCATCTACTATTTTTTCTGCAACAAAATCGGCAGTTACATGATGCCTTACTAAATATTTTGTCATCTATAATGTTTCTTCTACATCAAATTCATATTGATATAATAACGCCCCATCATTAGCTGTGCCTACTACTCCAAATTCTTGAATATCATTTGTTAAATAAACTGTAAAAGGTACATTGTCATAAGTGACAGCAGAATCATTTGTTAATGCTGTTATAAGAGGTGGCTCTATTGTGATCGTTGCTTCGTTTGAACCATCAGCAGTTGAATCAGCAACCACCATATAAACTTTAGTATGAGAAGCAAAAGAAACAAAATCTCCAGCTTTTAAAGTTCCTGTCATACCATCAACATCTATTGTTGTATCTCCGACTGCGTGAACACCATTTACAAGAACAGTACCACTTACATTACCTCTAGCGTCTTCTACTTCAGGTGGGATTATTGTGAAGTTTTCTTTACCTGATCTTTGTTTCATTATAAATGCCATTAACTCTCCATAAACATCTGATCTACTTCCTGTAACTATACGAACTGTGAACGCAAATCTTTGGTTATCTATTTGTCTTGCAAGTTTCTTACCTGATACAGATTTAGATATAATAGTATTTTGAATAGACTTTATTCCTAAAGTATCAAATTTAGAAGTAGATATTGGAAAAGCACCAGCCATTATATTAAACTCTCCCTACCTCTTTCATTAACTGCATTGTTGATTAATTGAGTTATAGCACCTCTTGATCTGACTAATAATTCTTCAAATCCTGAAGCATCAACTGTATTAATATTAAAATTAACTGTTGCACCTTGCGATGACGTGCCTCTAGCATTTTGTTGTATTTGTCCTGTTGAATTAGGAACGAATAATTCTGCACCTCTCTCTCCAATAATCGTTGGCTGTCCTTTTCTAACAGACCCACCACTTGAAAACATTTTTAAAGGATTGCTATTTGCATTTGGACTTCCACCACCACCACCAAGAGCATTTAAAATCATTTGTAAAGCAATCTGTCTTTTAAGATTAGTATTTTGTTTTCTGATTAAATTATCTTTTTCTACTTCTTGGTCTTTATTATCTTTACCAAGAATTTTTTGTATTCCTAATAAAACTATGTATTCTATTTGTTGTGCTATTATATTAACTAATACTTGTTGTGCTATTTGTTTCATTGTTTTTGCAAAGTCTTTCCCCATTACAAGAGTTTCTGCCATTGCTCTAGACATTTTTTGTACGGATTGCACAACTCCATCTGCGATAATTTTATGAATACTTGCAAATTTTTCTTTCAATTCTTCAACTCTTTTATTAACATTTCCTCTTAATTCTTCTCCTATTTTTTGAAATATATTTTTTTGTTTTATAACTTCTTCTGTCGCTTCTTCTAATTTACCTTTGTTAATATCAATTTCAGGAACTTTAATAGGTATGTTCAATAAATCTCTTAACTTAACATATAAATCAAAAGAGATACTTATGGCTCTATTTAATTTTTCTAACAGCTTTGTTATACCACGAACTACAAATGCTAACGCTTCTCCTAAAGCTATGATTACAGGGTCTAACGCTTTTAAAGTTTCTGCAAGTGTATTGTTCATGTCTGTTAAAGCACCACTAAAACCAGCTTGGCCTATGTCATCTAAAGCACCTCTAAAAGCAATTCCTAAATTTGAAGATGAAGTTGATAAGTTATCTAATTTTTGTTGTGTAGCACCAGCAAATGCTTTATCGAAACCTACTTCTAATGCAGTTAATATTTTTCTAGCACCCTCTGTTGATTGACCAAATTTAGCAATTTCTAATCTAGTAATTCCTAATTGTTCTTCTAATATTTTAAATACAGGAACACCTCTATCAGCAATTTGGTTAAGTTCTTCTAAACCTAGACCACCTTGAACACCTCTAGAGAAAACTCTAGTCATAGAATCTAAAGTACCTATTTGATCAGTTGTAACTGCGGCTGTATCAGTGAACACTCTTAAAAGTTTTTCAGTAGGGTCAATACCTGACGCTTTCAATGTTATAAATGAAGTTGTTAATTGTTCTACGCTGAATTGAGATTTCAAAGCAAAATTTGTTATAAAGTCAAATGCTTTAGCACCCTCTTTAACACCACCTGTAACTGAAGAAAGTGAATCTCTTAAATCTTCAAAGTTTGAACCAACATTTGCTATTCCTCTTAAAGCAACAGCACCACCTAAACCTATAAACGCACCTTTTAAACTGAATACAGCATTTTTAATTGAAGCAAGTCCACCTTTAACAGATCGTAATGCACCTTTTGTTTTATCTTGTGCTAATATGTTAATTTTTAAATTTGCCATTATCTATGTTTGCTCTTTGTTATTTCTGCCTGTGTTTCCTCTTGTTCTAAAAGCATAAATCCTAACCAATGATTATACTCCCAAACTTCCATTTTGAGAAGTTCAGATAAAGTTATTTTTAGCCTATCTGCAACGATAAGTAAATTTTTTAATTCTATGTTATTTTTGAGTTTTTTTTTACTTGGTCTGGAGTGATAGCTTGTACCATAGCTGACGATATTCTCGAAAGAACGTCAGAATCTACTTTATACATCAATGCTAGTTTATCTTCTGCTTTAAACACTTTCTTGCCATCTTTATCTAAAGATTTCATAACAACAATGTCTGCAAGAATACTTACATCATTCAAGTTATCAGACTTTTTGAATAAAGTATTTTTTTCAGATAAGTTTATAGGATTCCAATACAATATTGTTGTATTTCCATTTTCGTCTTTCCATTCAGGTACTTCAATAGATTGTACACCCAAAGATTCAAAATGCGTTTTCGCAATATCAATAACTGACATAAATTAGATTATACAGTTCCTATTGTAAGTGCACCTGTTCCTTGAAAAGTTACGTTTCTAGAAATTACTGCGTCCATTGAGTTTGTAACTGACATTCCTGTAACTACCCCTGTTCCTGAAAAACTTCTGTCGCCACTTGCATTACCCTCTGGTAATAAAATAAATGCGATTGAAGCACCAGCAATTAAAGTTGTTTGTGGGCTATCAGTTTCATCAAAGTTCATTTCTAATGTTCCAGAGAATGAAGTTCTTCCTGCTAAAAACGATTTAGTAGCATCTGTCAAAGCTGTATCTTCAACTACGTCTGCTGAAGTTTCTAGTGTAAAGCCTGTTAGTTCCCCAACTGCTGATCCACCAGCTGTTACAACTCCTTCTTTTCCGTGATGTGTTGCCATTTTGTTTCCTTTTTACTTTTAGATTGTTGTTGTTTAGTTTGCTTATACCCTAGACTTAAAAAATGTTCAAGATTAGATTCATTAATAATTATCTCTGAATTATCTTTGTATAATTTAATGTCTTTAGCCATAAGTCCTTTTATTCTTTTTCTTCATCTTCGTCAAGATCATTGAACTCGTCAAGTTCAGGAAATTTCTCTATATCTTCGTCACTTTCATCTTCTTTAAAGTTGTCTATTTTTCCTCTTGCGTCCATACATAATAAAGATATTTCATCTACTAATTTTTCTATATTATCTATCTTTTGTTCTAATTGATCTATTACTTTATTTGCTTTAGCCATTATGGTGTACCTGATTGATATTCATACATACATCTAATCGTCATTCTTATTCCACCAACAGGAAACAAACTACCCTCGCCAGTTTCTACTTGAATGACTTCTGTATCTAATGCGTTACTGTTTCTTGTAGGGTCTGTTTCTAAAGCTGTTTCAATAGCAGTGATTAATTGATTTCTTGCTGTATCAATATTTGATTCTGCACCTTTAACAAAACCTAGTACAACAAAATCAATCGTACCTATTCTTGTTTTAGCACCACTACCCATCTCTGAATCATCTCTGTTTTCTTCAGACGTTTGAACTATTACTGCTGGATATTGTTGTGCAGATAGTTCGTCAATAATAAAAGGTTGTCTTGTTGCTTTTTTAATTGTTATAGGGCTAGAGATACCTGATATAGTAGATAATAAATTACTAGCGATATTTTCTCTGACACTCATATTCTTGCTCTCTTTAATTCTTTTTCAATAAATTGATTGAATGATTTGTTTATAATCTTTTCTGTTCTATTATTAAAGCCAAAAAATTGTCTTTTAGGGCTATTAATTACTTGATTCCATAATGCTTTATTTCTTTCTTCTGCTCTAGCAAAACCAAGTGTAATTTTATGTTTTCCTGTTTTAGTCATTGCTTGATTTGGTGTTAAAGCACCTAACATCTTTCCTGAATACCATAAATCAACATTAGTTTCTTTTCCCTCTTTTTGTAATCTTTTTAAATATCCCTCACTATAAGGTGCAAAAGGTTTGCTATTAAAATCAATACCTTTTTGTGTTTTAGTTCTGATTATATCTAATAATTGGAAACCAGCTTGTTGAACACCTTTATCTATTGCTCTTTCTAATGCACTTTCAAATTTATTAACTTTTCTAATTACTTCTTTAGAATTAGTTTGAGTTTTAATTTTTATACCTTTTGCAAACTCTCCTAAACCTCTTTTTATTCTATTTACTTCGCCTTGTGGTATTTCTGCTTGTTTAGTATCGTTTGAGATAAGTTTTCTGATACCAATAGAAGTTGCAACTCTTTTAAGAATTAATGGTACAGCCATTATCTAACTAATCTTCTGAATCCATGTAAAGGCTCTCTTTCATTAGATACAATAGTGCCATCTGCATCTACATCATATTCTACGCCATCTTCCAATATCATTCTCCATTCGACATTGTATTGGCTCATATAATATTCTGCCATTCTTTCAAATCTGTCTTTTTCTGTTTCAGGTCTGAATTTAGTTAATGCTGGTAAATAGAATCTTCCAAGAAATAGATAAACACCAGCACGTTCAAACTGATCTAAATTAACTTTTGTATTAACCATTTCTGCTGTGTTAAGTACTGTAATATCTGTAAATATATTTGTTTTATAAACAGGCCACCACTCAACTCTTAATGCTCTTAAAATATCATTTGTAGTTTGTGCAAGGAAATTAACAACTTCAGTTGAATTATTTGCTAGACCAAAATCAAAAGTATCTGGTTGATATTTAGTTACATCACTTGCAGTTATTACATCAGCACCTGTATAATTAGCCATAATTTACTTCCAAATTAAATAAACAATTAACAAAGCTAAAGGTATTGAATACATTGGATTAGCTTTTGCTTTTATCCAAATCCATTTAACTTTCTTTTTGCCTTTAAGCCATAACCATTGATTCATTTCTTTTTCCTCGTTTTTCTTTTCTTTTTAAGAGGTATTACTTTTGATTCATTTTCAAAAGTTTGATCTACTTCTTTAATATTTTCTTTTACATTATCTGAGGCAACTTTGAAACCTCTAAAATCATACATAGATTTATTTGTTTCGTAATCTAATTCACTTCTAGTAATTGTTTTATTACCTCTTGTTAGGGTAATCATTTTTTCATTTGATAATACTAATTTAACCATTTTATTCTCCTATTTGGTTTGATGTAAGGGGGATTTCTCCCCCTCACAAAGTATCCTACTATTGGA